AATTATTTCCTTCGTTCAAAAATGGTTTCGTCAATCTCTTGTTTTGCCACGTATCCGCTGATTCTGGTTTGGCTGTATTTTTTTCTCCGTAACGGGTATAGTAATCAGCCTGAGCCAAAAGTCCTTTCAAACGCTGTTTAACTCGGCGAACATCAAAATTTCCCGCTACAATAAAAGATACATTCTGGGGAGTATAAACTTCGCGAAAAAATTTTACAATATCTTTTCTATGTAATTTTTTAAGGTTTTTGATTTGTGTTTCCCAGTTCTCATAATGCATTAAACCCTCGTTACAATAAATCATTTCATATCTTTGTTGGTGCAATTGACTGTACGTTTTATTCTTATACATCAATAATTCATTTAATACCGGCGATTTTTCTTCCTTTATCACTTTGGATGATATAAATGGAGCAGCACTAATGGTGACAATATAGTCAACCATGTCTTCGGTAAGGTCCGTAAAACCTTGAATGTAATATACTATATCGTTATCTCCCGTATAAGCATTGGATGTAGTACCTTTGTCATGCCAATATTCTCGGCATTTTTTATGGTTCATATAAGGGCAAGTTTTCCATGCATCGGTCAAAGCGTGTTCCATGAGATGGGCGATACCCGAAGTATTTTTTGTTTCGGCCGAGTTGCCTCCATGTATAGTGCTCCTCACATATACCGTTTTTTCGTCTTTCATCGGTACCAATATGATTTGGTATCCCTTTTCCCGATATACTATTGGCTTCATTAATACTATGTTATATTATGTCAAGATAATAAAGACTTGAGATAATAATATGCTTCAAAATAATAATACCAGGCAATAAAGTATTTGCCAGGCAATAAAGTATTTGCTTTATGCTGCATCTAGACGAGCCAACATGGTATCAATGCGTCTTCGGTTTTTTTCCTTTTGATTAGGAACCGTCATGTTTTTCATTTCTACGCTTGTCTGACGAAGTATATCCAGTGTCTTCATGGCTTCTTGCATTGTATTTAGTAAGCGGTCTGTACGTCCTTTCTTTTTTCGTGAGTTTTTAGTTTTGGTACGAGCTTTGTAATCACAAGTTTTTTCTAAACCGCGCCATTCGCCCATAAACTGCTGATAAGAATTGCGAATATATTCGTAGCATGCGGCACTAATACAGTGTTTACTAACCCCAATAGTTGTATCATCCGTTAACACATGCCCGCATTTTTCAGGAGAATCTTTACGAATGGCTTCGACAATTTGTCGTGCATACCGCCGACGTAACAATAATTTTTTTCGACGTAAATCACTCAAGTATCCTTCTCTCTGTTGGTTTCGGTAATATGTTCTTCGTGTCATTTCGATATATAAATATAAACAGTGGTTCTTTTTATATTTATTTGGAAAAGGTTTTACGTAAGTCTAATCCTTTTTCGTGTAATCGGGCAAAGTATCAATATTAAAGTATCGGGCTTTTTTACCTATTTTCTTTTTACTGCTTTTATATTCCATGAAAATTTTATTTTGTATTTGTTTCTCCGCAGTATGTTTACTGACTTTCCTCGCAATCATTTTATATAATTTAAAACCTTCATAACGTTCTTTTCCATTGTTTTTATACAAAATATTGATACCTTCGTCATCATTTGTCCATGAATGTACCAAATCGCGAATAGCATCCATTTTGAGGTCATAACTGGATTTTTTCCCATTTGAACCAAATCCTTGGTCTTCACCTTCCTCTTCTCCATCATCCCAATCAAAATGATCGAATAAAGAACAACCCAAAATACATAAATCAAAACTGTAATTAGGATCCAGACGAGGTTTACTTTCATCGAAAAATGGCTCGGTATTGTATTGACCACCAGCCTCACCCTCGACGGATAAATCATTGCTGCAAATTATCTTTCCTTTGAATTTGTAATAAGAGCGACCAAAATCGATGATTTTGTATATTTTGCCGTAAGTGGGTACCTTATAGTATACGTCTCGGTATTTATAATTCAAGAATTTTTTGTCAGTCTCGACATACATAATATTATCGGTATGTAAATCATTATGACTGAGGGCAAAAGATTTACGATACGCGATGAGCATCATAATAATTTGGAAAAGACAAGATTTCCATTCATTGTGATCTAATTCGTCATTTTCTTTTAAATTATCGAGAGTATTATCCAACATTTCGGTACATATAATTTCAACGGGATAATTAAAGATATGTATATATCTATCTCCGTCTTCCTCTTCGGAAGATTCTTCTCTTTCATCTGATTCGCTCTCTCCTTCTTCTCCTTCTGATTCGCTCTCTTCTTCTCCTTCTTCTTCTCCTTCTTCTTCTCCTTCTTCTTCTCCTTCTTCTTCTTCTCCTTCTTCTTCCTCTTCTTCCTCTTCTTCCTCTTCTTCATCTTCTTCGGAAGTATAAGAACTCCTAGAAGACATCGAATATTCGTCATCGTTCTTTAAATTGATTTTAAATGGTTTGCCTTTTTGCGATGAAAGTAATTTAAAGGGATCAAGAATATCGTATTCTTGTTTTTTCTTTACTATGATTTCATTATTGTCCTCATTAAACTTTTCTTGTAATTTGTCATCAATGGATATCATCCCATTTAATACGACTTTTTGGTCTTTAATCACCAATTTATTGTTTTTTTTTATATTATTTGAAGCCGATGAATCATTGTCAAAACTTGAATCGTAATCTGATTCACTATCTGAAAAAAAATCAGAATTTATCATTTTTTCTTGTTCTTCATTGATTCCGTACATAATGTTTTTATTTTCCACAAAATAATCATCTTTAAATAAATTTTCCATGTCCGAATAAATATCGCATTTATACATCCTTTTTATACCTAAAAAAGAACCATAAAATTCAATCGCGTGTGGAAAATAGTGTTCTTCGAGTAATTTGTTGGATAGGTAATAAAAGAATCCATCGGTATAAGCTTTGTTATTGACATCATTTAATTTTTTATCCTTAAATTTTTTCCTTTTCGTGTATTTTTCAACTTTATCCTCGAGAGATGGTAATTTGCTTATTTCTTTACCATCATTAAAACGACCATAAAGATAATCAATTGGGTCAAATAAAGGCGCAAATTTGAAAAATACATCTTTTTTTAAGTTTTGCTGCTTACCTTTATTGGTTTTTATTATTTGACAATTGTAAACATTTTCATTTTTTTTTTCGTTAATATCAGATATTATTGAACTGTGTTTCAAGTTGAATTTGTTATAATTTTCATTATTTAGAAGAAAGAAATTTCTATAGATGGGAATATAATTTTGAGGTCCATCTATTCCAACTAATTCTTCTTTTTCTAAAGATTTGAATAAATTTTCATTTTTATTTTTAGAATAAGTGATGTATTTTTCCATCGGGATATATGAATATAGACAAAAAACATTTTTAATATTTCACATTTGAACTCAATTATCGGGATTTCAATTCTTTTAAATGCCTTTGAATGCTTTTGAATGCTTTTAAATGCTTTTGAATGCTTTGAATGCATTTTTTAACGACAAATCTAATTTTATTTTTATACCATCAAAGTATATGAATTTAGAATTGAAAAAATTTAATATGAAACGAATAAGTTTTAAACCTGGTGAATCTCAAGGACCTGTTATCGTGTTAATCGGGCGCCGTGACACCGGAAAAAGTTTTTTAGTTAGAGATCTTTTATATCATCATCAAGATATTCCGTCGGGTACCGTTATTTCGGGAACAGAAGCCGGAAATGGGTTCTATTCCAAAATGATTCCTAAATTACTGATTTATGAAGAATACAATACAGGGATCATTGATAACATTTTGAAAAGGCAAAAAATGGTAATCAAATCCATTAAAAAAGAAAAAGAACAATATGGTCGTGTAAAATCCGACGGTAGAACGTTTTGTATATTGGACGATTGTCTTTATGACCAGTCTTGGTCACGTGATAAATTAATGCGTCTTTTGTTCATGAATGGGAGACACTGGAAAATTATGCTTTTAATTACCATGCAGTATCCTTTAGGCGTACCGCCGAATTTACGTACAAATATTGATTACACCTTCATTCTCCGTGAGCCTTACATCACAAATCGCAAAAGAATTTACGACAATTACGCTGGTATGTTTCCTACTTTCCAACTTTTTTGCCAAATTATGGACCAATGTACGGAAAATTATGAATGTCTCGTAATTGCCAATAACGCAAAATCTAACAAACTTGAAGAACAAATCTTTTGGTATAAGGCCAGTGAACACCGCGATTTCAAGTTATGTGACAAAAAGTATTGGATTGCTTCACAAGGTATTGATTCGGACGAAGATGACGAGGACGGCGAAATGTATAATCCAAATTCAGCAATGAAAGGACCACGTATCAATGTGCGTAAATTTGATTGGTAGACTTTGTAGGCTTTGGGTAATTATTTGTGTTATTAATTTTTTGAGTAGAATATATACTAGAGGGTCAATGAAATACCAACGTAACCAGAAAACCAAAAGGAAAAACAAAAATAGAAGTAAAAACAAAAAGAAAAGGGAAAACAAAAATAAAAGAAAAAGTAAGAAAATGCGTTATACTCGCAAAGATTATAAAAGCGGTGAAGGTATGCTTACCTCGGTATGGGGTCCAAGTTTATGGCACTCTCTTCACACCATCAGTTTCAATTATCCTGTGAAACCGAGTGCCGAGCAAAAACGCGAATACCGCAAATTCATGCTTTCTTTAAAACATATTTTGCCTTGCAAGTATTGTCGTATTAATTATCGAAAAAATCTCAAAGCTTTGCCTCTTACCATGAAAGAAATGGAGAGTCGCGATACTTTCTCCTTATGGGTATATAAACTACACGAGCATGTCAATCAAATGTTGAAAAAAAAATCGGGATTATCGTATAATGACGTTAGAGACCGGTACGAACATTTTAGAGCCAGATGTGGTGACAAATCTTCGAAAAAAGAAAAAAACAAAAAAACAGTAAAATACATCAAACTCGATTTGAAAACAAAGAAGAAAATGCACCAAAAACAATGCAAAGTAAAGAAAACGAAGCGAAAATACATAAAAAAAGAAAAAGGGTGCACACAACCCTACTATGGGAAAAAATCAAAGTGTATCATCAAAATAGTTCCAAAAGAGTCCAAAATGTCACATTCTTTTCTAAAAAGATAATATAATGTTATCAATATTGAAAAAAATGAGACGTTCGGAGAAATCGGCATTTGAAAAGGCTCGTATCGAAAAAAAAGGAGAAAATTATAAACCAATGACCAAATGGCCCAAAAAACCACCTCGCACCTTGCCTCCCATGTATGATCCGCCGCCGCCGCCCGACCATACATCCGAACAATCCAAACAATCCGAACAATCTAAACAATCCAAATCAAAAAATTTGAAACCTCCCTTGCATCCGCCGAAAATTTTAGATAAATGTAAATACGATGCTTCCAAACGTCCTCGTCATAAACCTCCGCCTCCCCCCTTAGAT